CATGCAGGACCGTTTCGGCTATTCTTCCTCTTCAACTATAGCAAAATACAGCTCATCTAGTTGTCTCTGAATGTTTTCCCAATCAATGTCAAATTCAGTTGCCAGCCATTCAATCCAGTTGTCAATTCTTTCCTGATATTCTTTTTCTCCTTTTTCTTCTCCATATTTGTCTATGAAGAACTCCCTGACGTCTCCGCCAGTTTCATTTTGCCATTCGTGGAATTCATCATATTCTTTCCCTGTGGTATCTAGCAGGTCATCATCATATGGTTCTTCGACTGGAGAAGAAACTGTGCAAAGAACAATCTCATAGAATTCATCCCAAGGATGCAAGAAATTATTTTGTTGGAGCCAGCTTGTGACCAGCTCTCCATCTCTTGCATCCACATATGTGTATGCTGTTCCTGAAAAACTGTATCCCCATGCCTTGTCAAATGTTTTTCTGTATATCTCATCCTTTCCTACTTCTTCTAGTATTTCGTCAATTTTCTTTTCAAGCTCCTTTCTGTCCAAAATTTCAAATATTCTAGCTCCTTCATTTGAACTGTATCCTGAAATTCTCACCTTTGTCATTTTATTACCTCCTATTTTTTTATTTTTTTACCCTTTGTTATCTTTATTATAGTACCTTTTTTGTTATTTGTCAATACTTTTTTAAATATTTTTTTTACTATTTTAAAGTTTTTTTTAATCATTTGACAGATTTTATTTTTCTTCATATAATAGAAACAGAAACAAAAAAGAAGGGAGTTTTTAAAAATGATAAGTTACAAACCTTTATTTCATACACTATTAGAAAAAAATGTGAATCTATCAGATCTAGCTGATGCAGGAATAAGCACAGCAGTAATTGCCAAGTTTAAAAAAAATGAGCATGTTAATACTTCTACTCTAGAAAAGATATGCAAGTACCTTGATTGCAATATCAAAGATATTATTGAGTATATTCCAGATTAGATTTTTTGAAACAGATAGTCATTAGTCTAGTTCACCGACGGAGCTTATTGCTCCGCTTTTTTATTTTTTGCTTGATCTATTACATATAGAATTTACTTTTATATTAATTTTTTTATCTGCTATCATTTCTATTTATATATGTCTATTACTTGTATTTTTTTATTTCATTATTCTACATAGATCTATATTATTTGATTTGTATTTCATATACAGCATTATTTAGTCTATAAATTGTATATATGTATTATACTGTATATAGTGTGTATAGGGTGTATAGGGGATATATACAGTATGACCACGCCAGAATAAACCCCCATACCCGTATAGGGTGTATTACACAGTTGTTATGCTATATCCCTATAGCGGCTTATTTGTACTTTTTACTACTTCAATGAAGATTGGACTTTTGTTATTGGGCCTAAAGATATGTTCAAATATACTACCGAATTTATACATTTTAGGTATTATATTTACTGCTCTTTTGCTCTTTCAGTCGTTGCCCCTGTCTTGCTCCTAGCAACGCCAGGTGCTCTATATATAGCCGCCAAGCGACCCCAGGGGGGCAGCTCGACCTCGTGCGCAAAGAGTTCCCTCTCACAAAAATAATCCCTCCCACGCGACCCCTTGCAACTCATTTTTATTAAAAAACTTATTCACAATGTTTATCATATGATAAAAAATAATAAAAACGAATCCGAATTGGTGTAAAATTAACTAAATTAAAACAAGCTCTAACCCCTAAAATTAGTCATTCTCCATTACGTTAAAATAAGCGTACTCTTTTTCATTCGATACGAAAAGCAAACGAAACAAGTAACGCAAGAAAATGGCATTTCATTCTTGCACGATTTTGCACACTTTGGAACGATTATTGAACAATTTTGCACGATAATTTGATTGCAATTATGTTCTGCATTGTAGTAAAATTAAAATGAATATAAGTGTATATATAAAGGTGGTGGTTGAAAACCACTTTTTTATTTTTTGCAGACTAAATTCAGACTAACAGAGGAACCAAATCGACCAAAAACTAACCTCTAACCCTTATATTAACTAGCTTGAAGGATACTCCCCATATGTCCATATTTTGATATATATTATGGGGTTATATGTCCATATTTTGATACATATGGGGTGATAAGTATGGAAAATACTACATCACAGGACCAAAATGCAATAGCTCTTGTCGTAGAAGCAAATACAGGCGAAATAACTTCAGAGCTTTATCCTGGTGACAGAATTGTTAGAAAAACTAGCGTAGAAAGCTATAAAAAAAACATTAAAAAAAACGAAAAAAATGATAATAACGAAGAAATAGAATTTATATATTGGAATACTAAAAGTTTTTATAAGGTTAATGTAGCAGAATTACGATTATGGCTAGATGATTTATCACAAGCTGAAAAAGCATTTTTATTTTCAATTGCTCCATATATTTCGTTTGATGATTGTCACTTGCAATATGGTAATGGCGTAGATATAGGAACTGAAGATTTAATTAAAATAACCCAAATGTCCAGAGGATTAGTTTATAAGACTATAAGCAGTCTTATTGAAAAAGATATATTATATAAAGGCAAGAATAGCAAGAATAGGCAATATTTTGTTAATCCTTGGTTGTTTTGTAAAGGAAATAGGATTAATAAAGTTTTAAAAACAATGTTCAAGAACTACAAAATAAGAAGTAAAGGCAATATTGAATGGAAAGATTTAAAAGACTTTTAGTATATTGAAATAGCTTATAATTGTCTGTTAACTCGAAGCCTTGAATTTATATTCAAGGGATTCTATAGAGTTAATGGACTTCAGATACAATTGCACTAATGACACCCTCAATTGTGTCTAATGTGCATATTTTTTCGGGGATTTCTGAAACAAGGTTTGGCGAGGAAGTCTCAACTTAGTAATGAGTTCTCCACGCTTCTTTATAGCGGACCAGGGAGAGCCTCTAGCTTACCTACCATGAGTAGGATAAGAGACCCGGATTCAGTATTGCTGAAACCGGATTTTTGCCTATCTACTAGAGTAGGAAAGGTTTCTGAAAGTGGTTTTATATCACTTTCTGGGGCTCGTGTATCGCGGGCGCAGAAAAGCTCGGTTTCTATCCCCCTTTCCGGGCTTTTCTAGTTATTTTATCTCACCTATAAATGAGGTGCTTCATGTTAGAATTTAAAATCAATGAATTTGAGGTAATAAAAGTTAAAAAAGGCTGGATTGTGAGAAATATAAAAGGTGGTTATGAGAATCATAGCCACTTTTATTTTAGCAGAAAAGCTGCTATAAGATGTGCTATTTACACTGATAGAAAGATTATTAGAGAAAATGAAGGCCTTTATATGTTGGAAGCCTGTAGAAGGATTACTTTAGATAAGAATTACAAGCGAAAACTGACACAGAGATTAGACAAAATTGAGATAGATTCAAAGAAAGGCAAGAAAGAAAGGTATGTAAATAGAACCGCTTGTAGATGAAAGTGTGATGATTATGAAATGTTCAGAATGCAAATACAAAATAAAAACAAAATTTGGCTGGGACTGTAAAATCAGTCCTGATTGTGTTAATGATGAAGATTGGACGAAACATAAATGCTATGGCTGTGTATGGGGTACATTTACAGGGGTAAGTTATAAATGTGCATTACCTAAATGCAAGGCTGACTGGAGTTGATAAAGATGGCAGATAGAAAGATATATACCAAGTTACCTAAAAACTATTATAACTATTTTGATATATGCAAATGGGAAGGTATACCTACAGGCACAGCTAAAAGTGCTTTGGCTAATGGACTTGATGGTATAGCAAGTATACAAAAACTCAAACCCATAGCTCACCAGTTTAAATGCTTTCCTAAATACGAAAATGGCAGATTAAGAAATCAATATGGAATTTTAAAAACCAATTATGACTACTGGAAAGAACATGGCGAACCTAGAAAACAAAGTCCCGGTCGTCCCCCTAAATGGAAAAACAGCCCTAACTATGTTAACATAAATATCCCATGCCCTAAAGATTTATATGATACATTCAAAAAAGTAGTTGATAAGGCAAACGAAATGAGCGTAGTAAAAGTTACTTATAGAGATATGATTTATGTGGCAATGCAAGAATTTATACAACGCAGACCACAATTCCTTGAATTAGAAGAAGATTAATAAGCAATTATCTACCCCCTCATTCCTTCTCTCATTTATAAGGCATAGGCAGGTTAATACCTGCCTTTTATTATGCCTATTAGGCGGTGATAACATTGGCAACAAAGAAAAAGAAAGACACAAAAAAAACTGAAGAAAAAGACCTTTTGCCTGTTAATCCATTAATACAATCCCCTGTTATATCAGTCGAAGAGGAAAACGAGCAAAAAGTTGAATTAATGGAACAAGTAGACAGCTTAGTTTCATTAAACAAGCAAGTTTTAGCAGCAAAACGTCAACAAACTGAATTACTAGTTGATAACAAAAAGCTAGATACTGCTTTAAAACTTATAGATGGGATTGAATTAATAGCTGATAAGGCTCTTAACCACGACACAATTATGAAGGTATTAAGCAAGCCTGATTTGAACCCACAAGATTTTAAGTTCTTGGCAGATGCAATTGAGAAAATGTCAAAAACATTGAAGGACCTAATGACACCATCTATGCAAGATGAACTTGGCCAACGAAAAAGAGCTAAAATTATTGCTCATTTCAGAACTCCATCAGGCGAAGAAGCAACACTTGGTGTTGATTTAGGAAATGATAATTAGGTCTAATAAGGAAGTTGATAGTAATGGATAAAAATAAATGCCCTCGTTGTGAAAGTGATAATTTAGAAATAAAGCCTTTATGTTACGACGATGGTACTGTAAGCGACGATTCAAAAATTGCAAAATGTTTAGACTGTGAGTTTGAATTTATAATAGTCTATGTCTAATTGATATAACAAGCATTAGATATAACTTATAATAATTAGGTGGCGATAGCATGATAGAATATTACAGATTCACCGATAAGGAATTGAAAACCTTGTTAAAAAGTATGGTTATCTTGATAGATACTAGGGAAAACGTAAATGAACATATTACTAGGTGGTTAGATAGCAAAAAAATTCCGTATAAAGTCAAAAAAATAGATGCTGGAGACTATAGCTTCTATCTCCCTGCTAATCCAGAGTTAGGAATAATTAGGGACTTATACTTTACAGATAAAATTTCTGTAGAACGCAAGGCTAACTTAGTTGAGTTAAGCGGCAATTTTACCAACGATAGAACACGAATTGAAACAGAATTTATAAGACATAAAGGCAAAATGATTCTACTCATTGAAAACGCTAGTTATGAAGATATTATTAAACACAACTATAAGACCGAATACGAACCAGCCTCCTTTCTTGCTACACTCCATTCTTTTAGTGAAAGATACAATATCCCCTTTACTTTTATCAAAGATAATAAGTATTCAGGGCAGTTTATATATCTTACTTTCTACTACTGGTTAAGAAATTACCTTTTGAATAGGTGATATTATGAAAATTATTCTATCTTTCTGCAAAGAATTTGATTGGAATAATGTTGAACTTATAGAATTGCACTCATTTGAAGAGTTCTTTTGGTTTTTTGTTAAAAATTCCGAAAAAGGGCTTATTTATGATGTGAAATTGGTTGGTGACTGTAATGATATATAAAATTAGAAAACAAAAGCTAATATCAGCTAGGCAGAGAAGGCTTAATAGAAAGCCAAAAGGTTCAGATTTAGATTATATAAATTGCATAACACAAGAATATAAAGAATGTAAAACAATGAGGGCTGTATATGAAAAGAAAATGGACAGAGGAATCTTCATTGAGATTTATAAAACAAAAGAATACAATTAAATATAACCTAGGGAGGTTATATTAATTAAATATAACTTAGGAAAGTTATATTTAGTCACTTAAAATTAAAGGTAAACTTATCAAAATAGTAAACGGATTAACAGGCTTAACTTCATATTCTGCTTGTGATTATCTAATAAATAGGTGTGGATATAGAGTTATATTCTAATAGAATTTAGGAGGATTTAGAATGAAAGAAGTAACTAAAAACCTTTATGTTGGCAGTCAAGAAGATTATGAGAATAGCGTATTCCTACCCTATGAATGGTCGTTTGTATTAGCTGCTAAAGAACCATGGCATAGAAACGCTTTAGGATATACTGGCAGAGCAGCTCCTAAAAATCATCCAGAGTATCTAATGGCACGAAGAGATAATAAGCTGATACTCAATTTAGTTGATGCTCCAAAGCCTGAATTCTTTGACAAGCGAATTATAGATGTTGCATTAGATTTTATTGAAGAAGAACTGAACAAAGGCAAAAAAGTAGGGATTTTCTGCAATCAAGGTGAATCTCGTTCAGCTACTATTGCCTTACTCTACCTCGTTAAGCGTGGACTTATAAAAGGCGAAAATTTAGTTGAATGTGAATCTGAATTTTTGAAAATATATCCTGAATATAATCCTGGTGCTGGTATAAGAGAATTTATAAAAAAGAATTGGGATTATTATAAATCAAAGTCTTAGGTGAGAAAAATGTTGCTGGCTATACTATATGTGTGTTTGTTAATCCTTTATGCAATAGGTTTATTAACTGATTTTCCTTTTCAAGCAGACCATAGTTATCTCAATTGGACTAACAGCTTAATTGCTTTTGGGATTATTTCTATATGTAATAGGTTGGATAAATTAATTGAAAGAAAAAATGATTAACCTATTTTGTTCTACTAGCTTGGAGTAGTATGTAAGGCTATTACTTGGGAGGAAAGAAGATAGATGACTTTTTCATGCCAAAAGCAGGTGATGCTATATGCCTAGAAAAGGTGGCTCAATAGGTCGTATTGCAAGGCAAAATGAGAAATATATAAAGCACGCTACATCTGAACGAGTTGGAATTTGTGAACAATGTGGAAAACTATTTGAACAAGAATGGCGTCCTAGCAAGAATGAGTATACTCATTTTAAAACGTGTCCTCAATGCAGAATGGCTAATGCTCGTGGATTCATAAATTTAGAAATTCCCTATACTCCACATGAAGCTCAACAGAAAATCCATGAAAGTAAAGCTAGATTTAAGCTTATTTGTGCGGGAAACCGCTTTGGAAAAGACTTGTGTGCTATCGGAGAAGGTGTAATGAAGTTTATAGAGATGCTTAATGAAGAACGTTCTATAGACGTCAATCCGCCTGTACTGTGGTGGATAGTTGCTCCTTCATTACGTTATGCTAGGCAAAATTGGCGCGACCTTAGAAAATTATTACCTAGAGATTTAGTTACTAATATTTCAATTGCGGATTATACTATTGAAACTATCAATGGTGGAATTATAGAAGTTCATTCTGCTGATGACCCTGAAAGTTTAGTAGGTGTTGGTCTTGATATAGTGACAGTTACAGAGGCAGCAAGAATTAAAGAATTGGATATAGTTTGGGCTAACCTAAGACAAAGATTAGATTCGCCTGGTCGTGGTCCTGGTGGCAAAGGTGGTATTGCAATAATGAACGGTTCTCCAAAAGGTATAACCTATTTTAGCAAACTTCTAAAAATGGGCGAAAAAGATAGTTCAACCTATTCTCCTGAATATGAAACATTTAGATTTACTACCTGGGATAATCCTCATATGGCTACCAAACGTTACAAGATAATAGGTAAAGATTGGCTTGGAAATGATATTACATTTGAAGATTCTATAAGAATGTCTATGACAGAAGAACGTTATCGTCAAGATTATCTTGCTGAAGAAATCGCTGCATTTAACGCTGTATTCCCAAATTATGAGAAAGTTCTTGTTACTCCACCAACTAGAGATGAAAAAGAAATAGCGAAGTTTTGGGAAGAATGGGAAAAGCCAGAACCATTTGAGGTTTATACTATTGGGTATGACCCTGCTAGTAAGGGCGACGGTAAGCCCTGTGTTATAAGAGATAGCAAAGGCAAAGTAGTTAAAATAGACATGATGGCAAGGCTTGATTGGGAAGCTCAATGGGATAGATTATCAATGTATTCACGACTTTATAATGGTGCTACTATAAATTTCGGTCAGACAGGATTAGGTGAAACAATAGGCTCACAGTTGACTAAAAGAGGTATTCCTAATAATCCAATCAACGAGCAAGGTAGTAATAAAGCAAAACTAGTTGAGAATTTAGCTATTATAATTGAACAACGATGGTGTCAAATACCATACAGTCGAGAAGTAGAAAATCAACTAAAAGATTATATATCAATCAACAGAGAAGGACGTTCTACTCAGTATCGTAATGCTACAGATGGCGGCCATGATGATATAATTTCAGCTTTATATTTTGCATTTGCTGATTTCCAAGCTCCACAAATAACACTACCTTGGGTTGGTGTTGTCAGTGGAGTAAGCAAAGCAATATAGTTGATATATTAAGCAATCTCTAGTGAGGTTGCTTTTATATACCATAAAACACACCGTAAATAACGGGAGCTTAGAAAAAGGATTTGGCCTGCCTCCTGCCGTCCTCTCCCCTAGTGCGGTGTGTACATATTTCCAAAGGAGTGTTTATATGATTATATTTGTATCACACCCTTATGCAAACGACCCTAAAGGCAACAAAAAGAAGGCTGACGAGATTTGCAAATATTTATTGAAACAAGGGCATTTGCCATTAAGCCCTCTTCACCTATTCTCTTTTATGGAGAATGATACTAGAAGAAATGAAATAATGAGAATTTGTTTTGAATTGATACAAATAGCAGATGAAGTTTGGATTTTTGGAGATAGTGAAGGTTGCCAAGAAGAAAAAAGCTATGCTGAATTCATAGGGAAACCAGTAAAAATCATGTACGATAAGCCGGAGTACATGAAGCTATTGGGGTGATAACATGAGATAATAACTAGAGATTTACCACAGTTTAATACCTTGGAGATATATCCCTTAGCTGACGTACACATTGGCGACCCACTACATGACAGAAAAAGGCTTAATAATTTTGTAAAAGAGGTATTATCACAGAAAAATAGATATGTTATCGTGAATGGAGATATTATAAACAATGCAGTAAGGAACAGTATTTCTGATATATACGCTGAACAACTTAATCCTAATCAACAAATAGATACAGCAGTTGAAATACTAGAACCAATAAAACATAGAATTCTAGTCATAACTGAGGGTAACCACGAAACAAGAACATATAAGCAAGATGGAATTCTTATTATGTACCAAGTAGCACAAAGACTAGGTATATTTGATTGTTATTCAGAAGGAGCTTATCTTTTATTCGTGAAGTTTGGAAGAAGTCAAGGCAGAGATTGTCGTAAGATGCCTTATGCAATATACGGAAAGCATGGCGCAGGCGGTGGAAGAAAAGTTGGGGCAAAAGCTATTAGGCTCTTTGAAATGGCAGAAATAATTGATGCTGATGTTTTTATCCATTCACATACTCATGTCCCTATGGTTCTTCGAAAAACATTTTATCGTGTTGATTATAGAAATGAAAAAGCTACTCTTATTGAACAACTTTTTATTAATACTAACGGGTTTATCCGCTATGGAGGATATAGTGAAGATAAAGGTTTTGCTCCTACATCAACAATATACCCAAAAATAATCTTAGACGGGAAAGAAAGAAAAGTTAAAGCAGTTATTTAAAAGAAATGAAGGTGATGCTTATGGGATTTTTCAACAATATATTTGCAAAAGCAAGAGATAAGCCAGAAAACAGAAATATACCAATAGGAAGGCAAACCCAAATAGCTGGTGGTTATACCTCTACTCTCTCCCCTCTTAGGTCCAGAACCAGTGATGTACTAAAAACTTTAAGGCGTATTCCGGAAGAAACTGCTGCCATTGAATATCTTAAACGTGTAAATTCAGATGTATCAATGGCAATATGGAATTTTGTTAGACTTGCTAATCAAGGTAATGAAATGATTTTCTATGCCTTAGATGGCAAGACAAGACGTACTGATTTGGAAGAAAAATGGAGAGATTTTGCTGCTAGAATTAATGAAATAAGCAACGCAGGTCTTGATGGATTAATAGACCAATTGCATTATAGTGCTTTTGTTTTAGGTGCTATGGGGGTTGAGGTTGAGGTTACTTCTGATAGAAAAGATATATACGACGTCTACCCTGTCAAACCACAAACTATAGAATGGGAATTAAAAGAAATGAAAGGCAGAAAAAAATGGGTTCCCTATCAATGGAATACAGAAACACATCAAAAAGTTTACCTTGACCCTAGCAATGCAAACTTCTTTTGGGTACCTTCTGACCCAAGTATAGGTGACCCAAGAGGAACATTGACTCTTTCCCCTGTTCTACAAGCAATAGATTTTCAGATGCAGATATTACAGGATTTACAAGCTGTGCTACATCATCAAGGTTATCCTAGAAATGATATATCAATTAATACAGAAAGAATATTAACTAGATGTCCACCACACATTAAGAATGACCCGAAAGAATCGGATGAATGGTTAAATGCTCAACTCAATGCTTTAGTCAATATGTTCCAAAGTATAGAACCTGATAGTGATTATATACACTATGATGAAGTAACAATTAATATGAATCAAGGTGCTAATGCCAGCAGAAGCCTTGATGTAAGAGCTATAGCTGAATTAGTTGACACTCAAACCCTATCTGGTTTAAAACAGATGGCTATTTTTATGAATAGAAATCAAGGTGTTACAGAAACTTGGGGGACAGTCCAATTTAGAATCTTTGTTAGTGGAATACAATCTTGTCAAAGAGGTAGCAAACGAATTGTAGAAGAAGTTGCTAGGCTATGGTTAAGGGTCAATGGCGAACAAGCGATACCAAAATTCAAACATAATACAATTGATTGGAACTCAGAAGAACAACGAATGACAGTAAATCTAATGAAACAAGAATTTTATGCAGTGGCTCAGCTAATGGGCTGGATTGACGCAGATTACGCTGCTCAAGAAGTAATGAAAGTTCAGAAAGCATCAGGTCAACCTAATGAAAACATCAGAGTATCATTCTCTAGAGGCGGTGAAAACCATGATAATGACAAACATTCGAGGGAAAATAACTCCATATCCAACAAAGATTCCATTTGATGATGCTGAAGTATTGAAATGTAATAACTGTAAAGAGTGCTTATTTGAAGATTTATGCAAGGAATATGGAGAAGATAATGAATCCAAAAGAACCATTGAAGATGACTTCGTATATGGACCAACATATACAAGTTATGAATAGAAAGAAGGTGAATAAATGACCGAATTTGGCGTGCCTACTGATAAACAGCTAGCCAAAATTAATAAATTGGCAAGGCGAAAATTAAAAAAAGAAGAAGTTTTTGTTTTCCCAAGTAAATTAGCTGGCGATATGATTATTCCAGACAGATATATTCAATTAACAAAAGAATTGCTAGAAGTATTTGCTAAAGATGCAAACAAAGGCGTATCGCTTTTATTGGACCACAGCTGGGCTCCTGATGGATTTTTTGGTATTGGTGGTAGGCCTAAAGCTGCTATTCCCTATGGAAGAACTTTTGACAGTAGATTTGAAGATGGCGAAGAAGAAGGCGAAACAGTATCACTAGTTGCAGACCATTACATGGTAAGAAACGTTGAAATAGATGGGATTAATACTAATGACTTAATTGCTAGTATTGAAGCTGGCACTTTATTTGATACTTCTATTGGATTTTCTTATGGTAAAGCTATTTGTTCTGTTTGCGGAGAAGATTATTATAGATGCAATCATTTTAAAGGCAAAGAATATGAAATCGAAAAAGAAGATGGTACCACAGAAATTAAGTTATGTTATGTAAAAGCTAAACCACCTGGATTTTTAATGGAAAACTCATTAGTATTTGATGGTGCTTATCCTGGTGCTGGTGTTTTATCCAAAGCTGGTGATATTTTAGAAAATCAGACTGGCATTTACCAAGTTGTAGATGAGTTAAAGGATATTGACCCTAATAAAGAATTAATAGCTACTTATAGTCCAAGAACTGGGCTAATCACTATGGTTAAAAAATCAGACCATAAAAAAATTTATCCAGTAAAAATGATAGATACAAGCTTAAACGAGGATGTAAACGTTGTAACAATTGGAAATTTCTTAACAGATAAAACTTCTCAATCAATTAATACGAAAGGAGTTGAAAACTTAATGAATGAAAAAGTACTAAAAATGCTATTGTCATTAGGCTTTAACGAGGAAGAAGCTAATAATCTTACTACCAGCGAAGCAACTAAAGTATTAAATTCTATAGCTGAAAAATGGGAACCTGTTCAACCACAAAATAATCAAGTTGAAGCTTATATGACCCAAGAAGAAGTAAAAGAAAAATTAGGTACTGAATTATCAGCTGATGAGGTTTTAAACCTAGCAAAAGAAGGCCAAGAATACCGCAAGCAACTTATTGATGAAGCTATTGCAATGGGCGTTCGTGCTATGGGTAATGACTTCCCTGCTGACACATGGAAAGAAAGTTTTGCTACTATGAGTACAAAAGCTATTAAAGACGTCATGAAAACATGGGAACTTCAAGCAAAAAACGAAATACCAGCTGGTAGACATACTGACCCCCAAGCAGGTTCTAGTGATAATCTAGTCAAGAACCTTCCAGATGAAGCCTTTAAGGTAGGCAAATAATAAATTCGTTTATTTGAAAAGGAGGAATAAAATGAATAATGTTACTAAAGACGTTATAAAAACGACTATAAATTCAAAGAAAGAATATCTAAAAGATATTGAAAAAGAGATAGCTTATTTCGAATCAAAATTAGATGAAAGAAAAGCAAAGCAAAGAGAACTCATAGAAGAAATTGAAGCTTTAACACAAGATTTAAAAATAATCAATAACTAAACCGCTAAAAAGCGGTTATTATTATGCAAAAAAATAAGAAAGGGTGTGTTTATTAATGTCTAGAGGTGGAATTTCATTTGAAGGCATAGGTTTTCAAGCTGCTACATTCAAAGCAGGTGCAGGCATAAAAGCATTAGTTGCCGCTACTGACAGAGACGCAGTAGTAGGGTTGCCTGTAGTATTAAGCGGTGCAGGAACAGTTGATTTAGGAAATGAAGGCGACACTGTATTTGGTTTTATAGACGTTTATGAAGATGATGGACATTGTACCGTTCAATTTAGAGGATTTAGAACTGACGTACCTATAGGTGCAATTCCTCCAACTGTAGGTAAAATTGCTGCTGTGGATGGTGAT